AAAAGAAATATTGCCGCTCTTGATGTCCTTCGTGAAGATTTGAGAGTTGAAAAGGTCGGAACTGATGTCCACGCTCAAAGCTATCAGCTCAATTTCGGCTTCTGCGGTGAACCGTCCAATCCTGTCGAGTCTAGATTAATCAAAATCGAAAACTTAGAAAACAAAATCAGAATCCTTGAACGTTACACTAAACCTGTTACTCAGCTTATGACCGACTTAAACGCTCCTGAAAATTTGATAGGCTCAGAGAACAAAATACTCCTCGACATTTTGAAATTGCTTTATTTCGGAAAAAATACCGTTGAAGCGATTCTTGATGAATTGCATATTGCTCGCAGAACTTTTGCTAGGAAACGCCGCGACTTAGTACTATTGACCGCCGATTATTTGGCATTTTAGTGGCACAAATTTGGCATAATTTTGGCATAATTATGGCGTGCATTCTTTATAAACTGTGATATTCTCTTACTATGCGAAATTTAACTTATGATTTATTCGTGGAAAAATTCCAACGTGAAAAAACAACTGACGATTGTTACACACCTGAAGCTGTTTATAACGTTGTTCGTGATTGGTGCGTCAAAGAATATAATTTGAATCCTGATAGCTTCGTTAGACCGTTTTATCCTGACAGCGATTATCTCAAATTCAAATATCCTGATAATTGCGTTGTCGTAGATAATCCGCCGTTTAGCATTCTTGCTGAAATTGTGCAGTTTTATCTTCAGTTTGGAATTAAATTTTTCTTGTTCGCTCATAGCAAAACTATATTGAGTTTAGGCTGTTATCCTTGCTGCTTTATTTGTACAAATGCAAGAATAATCTATGAAAACGGCGCAAGAATTAATAGCTCTTTCATTACTAATCTTGAAGACGCTGGCGTTAGAAGTGCTCCTGAACTTCTTGAGAACATTCAAAAAGTTCAAGGAAATAAAAAATCGTTACCAAAATATCAATATCCTGATGAAGTATTGCGCTTTAATGACGTTGAAAAATTCAGCAGCAACGGCGTTGACTTTAAAGTAGATTACAAAGATTTACACTTTATTCGCGCACTTGATAATCAAAAACAAGACGGCAAAAGGATTTTCGGCGCAGGCTTTTTGATGTCGCAGGAAGCAACTAAAAAACGCCTTGAAGCTGAAAAGAAAACAAAAGAAATAGACAAAGTTCAAGAATGGACTTTAAGTGATAGAGAAAAAAATATTATTTTTACTTTATAAAATGTTATTAGAGACTAAAAAACTTAGTGAGCTGACTCCAGCTCCTTATAATCCGCGCAAAATTTCTAAAAAAGAACTTGAACGTCTGAAACGCTCGCTTGACGAATTCGGCTATGTTGAGCCTGTGATTTGGAATAAAAGAACAGGTTACGTTGTAGGTGGCCATCAACGATTAAAAGCGTTAAAAGAGTTAGGCGTTGAAGAGATTGATTGTGTTGTTATTGATGTTCCTGAAGATAAGGAAAAAGCCTTGAATATCGCTTTGAATAAAATCAGTGGCGACTGGGACAGCGATAAAGTTTTTGAAATTCTTGATGAACTCGATAATAATAAATTCGATATTACTCTCACAGGCTTTGAAATGGCCGATTTAGATGATTATAGATTCGATGATGATATTGATACAGGCTATTTCGGAGACGCTAGAGAGAAAACTTACGATTTATATCGTCTGAATGAATTTGACGAAAACCGCGCTGTAGGCTTATATCAGCTTCCGACTTTGCAGGCTTGCAATTATGTTCCTGACGATTTAATAGGCTTCAATTACGTCCGCAGCTATAAAGCGAGTAAAAAAGGCTTAGGAGTTCATTTTTTCCTTGATGATTATCAATTTGAGCGGATATGGACTGAGCCTTATCGGCAAATTGAAAGATTAAAAACTTTCGCGTGCGTTTTGACGCCTGATTTTTCGACTTACAGCGATATGCCGTTTGCTATGCAGATTTGGAATTTATACCGTTCTCGAATGATAGGACAAATTATGCAGGACGCAGGATTAAATGTTATCCCGACAATCCGTACATTCGGAAATGAGCCTATTGACTGGTGCTTTGAAGGAATAGAGCAGGGCGGAACAATAGCGTTTTCAACAATAGGTGTCGAAAAGGAAGGCCAAGAGTTTCAGGAACTTTGTCAAAATGAAATTACGCAGGCCATAAAGATAATAAAGCCGTCTTGCATTATAAATTACGGAACAGGCAATATAAAATTCGATTATCAAGACGTTCCTGTGAAAAATATCGCTTCATTCACTTTTAAGAAAGGTGGAACATAATGCCGAAACCGAAAAGCGGGAAAAGAGGCAAGATATATGGTATAAAACCTACCTATAATTATAAAAAAAGATTTGAAGATATAAAACGTCAAGAAATAAAAAATACATATTATAAAATAAGTCCTCAAAAGCAGGCTCGTCATATTGAAGGAACGAAGGAATATGAACAATATAAAGAAAAATCTATGAAGAAGTTTAATAAAATGCCAAGTGTATTGTATAATACTGAAAATCCTCAAAATTTAATAGACACATATAAGGGAACAGGAGTTATTAAGTTTTGAAAGGATGGAAATATTCGAGAATTTATACAAGCAGACCACGATATTGGAATGTATTGGGGAAGTGATAAATCAGAATATATTTCAACAAATGTGGCTTGCATTATTTATTCTAAGAACGATGTTCATATTTATCCTGTATGGGAGGGAAAAATAAAAAATGAAGAAAAATGATTTTATTCCTGTTGAACATATAATAAAATTAACAGAACTTTATTTAGGCAAACGTATAAAAATAAAACTCAAAACAGGTGAAATTTTTACAGGAACTGTAACCTGGTATGAAGAAAATGATTATGAAGAAGAGACAGGCGTTGAATGTGATTGGGGTTTTGGTCTAAATAATGCAGTGCAAAATAACAAAAAATTCTTTGAATATATTATTATTCCAGATTCGCAAATTATCGCATATTGCCCGTTAGAACGTCCTAATACAGATGATGAATTAAAAAAATTAGGATTATAAATTTTTATAAAAATTTTATTGGCCGTCCTTAACCGGGCGGCTTTTTTGATGGAGGAAAATAAAATGCCGAAACCTAGTTCAAGAAGAAATTCAATGTCAGGCCGTCAAACACGCGATTTTACAATAAAAGACGTCAACGATTTAGAAACAGAGAATCTATGGACTAATGAAATGTCTCTTACACCTGAAGCAAATAAAATAATGAAAATAGTTCAAAATGCGCCAGTCGGCACTGAAATAACATTAAATGGAACTAATCATTTTTTCTTAAAGTCCGAAGAAAAGCCATATCAAGAAAAATATCGGGTATCTGGTACATTAAGAAATAAAATAATTGAGCCGTTAGGAGAATATAGTAGATATAGTGCTGATGGTAGAGAGCGGACTATACTTAAAAAAATGCCGTTAAATAAAGAATCCTTTATAAATATATTTAGCGGCAGCCCTGACCATAGTTTAGCCAATACAAGTTTAAAAATCCATATGAGAAAAACGCCTAAGACTTCGAGCGAAAAGAAAGCACAAAAAGAAGAGAGTGCTATCGAACGAAGGCAATTAAAATTATTTAGGTAGGGAGTTGAAAATGTAAAAATGCGAGCGCATAAACCAACGGACGAAATTCGTGCAAAAGTTGAAAGTTTAGCGGCAGTTGGCACTCGGTACGAAGATATTGCTTTATATCTCGGAATTACGCGGCCAACGCTAGACAAATATTACAAAGAAGAACTAAAAATCGGAACTATCAAAGCTAATGCAGCGATAGCAAACACACTTTATAAGCAGGCTTTAGACGGAAACACAACAGCGGCTATATTTTGGCTGAAAACTCGTGCAGGCTGGCGCGAAACACAGCACGTTGAAATGTCCGCCGATGTTAAAGCTGAACTTAGCGGCAAAATTACTCTCGCTGATTTAATGCTTGAAAATTTCGCTAAGAAGGGAGAAAAACGAAATGCCGAAGCCGAATAGCGGTAGAAAAAGTAATTTTGCTTCGATGATACTGAAAAGGCTGAAGAATTTAAACGAGGATAAAGGAGAAAATTTACAAATAGGTGGAGATTCTCTTAATAAATATGACGCGGATGGACGTTTTGAAATTTCTAAGGATAGCAAATATGCTGATATTTTGAAGCAAATTAACAATATGAAAGTTCCTGAAACTATACGTGATGGCGGACTTGATTTTATTAAAGGATTTGTTAATAAAGTTACGTCTGGGATGAGCTTAGAGGCTGTCAATGGACTTGGTTTAGAAATGGTACGCAATGCTTCATATTATCGTAAGCCAGTATTGATAAAAGATTTTTCTAATAGTAAAGATATAAGGAAAAGCCGACATTCGATTTCTTTTGAAATATATAGCCGTATGGTTAAGGGTGAAACGCCTTTATTGCAACGCTATTCATTAGGACAGCCTACAGAAGAATTTTATAAAATTACTGACCATTACTCGAAATATAATCCTAATGTTAAGATTTTTGTAAAAGGTAAAAAATTACGCTAAGAAAGAAGGAAAGAGCGATATATGAAAAATTACGTGAAGCGTATCACGAAAAATATAAAGGTTATTTATGATAAATGACAAAAGCGGACGAGATAAAATCGAGTTTTATTACTTCACTTCGAGACCCTGAATATTTCACAAGCAGAATATTAAACAAAAAGTTATGGCCTCTTCAATCTGAAATATTAAAATCAGTTCGTGATAATTCTCGCACGGCGGTTCGTTCGTGTCACGGGATTGGAAAAACATTTACGGCGGCTATGTGTATTCTATGGTTTTTGTATACTCACGAAAAATCGATAGTTTTAAGCACTGCACCGACTTGGCGACAGGTCGAAAAATTAATCTGGAAAGAAATTCGCTCGGCTTACAGAGACGCGGTTATTCCTTTAGGCGGCTCGCTAGCACCGAAAACTCCTGAGTTACACTTGATTTTTAACGAATGGTACGCGGCAGGACTTAGCACGAATGAGCCGGATAGATTTCAAGGATTCCACGAAGAACATATTTTGTGCGTAGTTGATGAGGCGGCCGGCGTTAATATTGATATTTTTGAGGCCGTTGAAGGAATTTTAACGAGTTCTGGCGCAAGATTGCTTTTAATCGGCAACCCGACTTCAATCGGCACGCCGTTTTATGACGCTTTTATGAAGCCTGGCTTTAAGACTTTTCATATTAGCGCGTTTGATACGCCTAATTTTACGCATTCTGGAATAACGCAGGAAGATATTTCAAACGGTACGTGGAAAAATAAAGTTAAGGAAATTCCTTATCCTAAACTGATAACGCCGCAGTGGGTCGCTGACCGTTATATCTCGTGGGGCGAAGAAAGTGCGCCGTACCAAGTTCGTATAATGGGAAATTTTCCGCAGCAGGGCGAAGATACTTTGATTCCTTTAGTTTGGATTGAGCTTGCTATGGAACGTTGGAACGACACGCCTGAAGGAGATTTTTATAAATTAGGCGTTGACGTTGCGGCCTATGGAATGGATAAAACAGTCATTGCCGAAAGACGCGGTTCAAAAGTTATGCCTCTGAATGTTTATTCGCAAAAAAATACTCGTGAAACTGCAGGGCTTGTGATTAGTATTGCTCGTGAAAATAAAATCAGAAATATTAGCGTTGACGAAATAGGTGTCGGACGCGGCGTTGTCGATAGTCTTGAAGAAGAAGGATTCGAGAATGTCGGCGTTAATGTCGCTGAAAAATCGCGGGATTCTGAACGATTTCATAATTTGAGAGCTGAATTATGGTGGCATTTTCGTGAAATGTTAGACCCTGAGAAAGACCCGATAGCGTTGCCGCCTGATGACGAACTTTTATCGGAATTAGCGGCTGTTAAATATAAAATTGACGCTCGCGGTGCTATCCAAATTGAAAGTAAAGAAGAAATGAAAAAGAGATTAGGACATTCGCCTGATAGAGCTGACGCGGTAGTTTTAGCGTTTGCCGAAAATACTCACGAAGGTTTTGCAATGAGCGGCGGAAGTTTATATGTTAATGAATTTTTTAGGTAAGGTGGTGAGAAATTGTGCCGAAACCGTCAAGTGGTAGAAAGAATACGGGTAAAGTATCTAAAATAATTGCTGAAACACATGCGTTAGGTTATAAATCTGTTAGTGAGAAAACTGTCGCAGTAGCTGTTAGAAATTTAACTTATTTTACAGAAAAGGCTTTAGATGGTGCTAAAAAAAGAGAATTAAAGAAAATTATAAGGCAAGAAGTATCTTCAGATGGATTAGCAATAATGGCTGTTATGTTAAAACATAGTGAAAAAGTTAATATACCTGAAAAAATAACAAGTGATTTTATTGCAGAAACACTTATAAATTATGCAAAGAAAGTAAATGATAAAAATGTCGCGTAAACCTCATAGTGGTAAGGTGGTGAGATAATGCAGGTAAAAGCAAAACAGGCCGAAAAGTCTGTCGGTTACGGCTATTCTCAGATAGTTTCGCAACTTTTGACGGCTTTGGATATGCCGATAACGAACAGTGATAATTTTAGAAATTATTATAAACAGATGATTTCTAATGATGAGACTATCGGAACAGGCCTCGAATATTTAACAGGCCGTGTAGTTTCAAAGATTGGCGCGTATTCACACGAGAAAAAAGAAATAAAGGAGATTGTTGACCGTTCAATCGAAAATATCAAAGGAACAATGACTGACGTTAGACGCTCGATAATCCGCGACAGCTTTGCTTACGGTTACGGTGTCGGCGAATTTACGGTTAAATCTGATAACGGGAAATGGATTTTATCTTCAATTCAGATTCTTGACCCGACAACGATAAAATTCAAAATGGAAAAATTCAAAGATAATTCTTACGGTGTCGGCGCTGTTGTTCAAGGTTCAGGAATGGAAGAGGTCGAAATTCCTGCAGGCAAGTGCATTATTAAATCTTACGGCGATAGCACAACACCTTACGGGAAAAGTTTATTGCGCCGCTGTTATCGGTGGTGGAGCTTGAAAAATGCGATTCCTAAATTATGGGCGGTCGGTCTTGAACGTTTCGGAATGCCGATTCTTCACGGCAAAGCCAGCGACAATAAAACTAAAAAAGAATTAAACGAAGCATTAGAAAATCTTTATTCGCGTTCGTATATCACGACTGACAAAGAGAGCGAAATTCATTCTATTTTTTCTCCTAGCAGCTCGATAAGTTCAGGCTATAAATTAGCGGAAGAACTTTGCGACAAAATGATTTATAAAGCTATTTTCCTTCCTTCTCTCTTAGGAGCAGGCGAGGAGGGCGGCTCTTATTCGTTAGGCCAAGTTCATTTTGAACTTTTTAATTCAACGGCGGCGGCTTTGGCCGAAGATTATATCGACACGGAATTAGAGCAGCTTTGGAGGCCGTTAATTGAATGGAATTTCGGTGAGCAGGAAAATTACGGCGATTTTATGATAACCGACACGATGTCAAGCGGTGAAAAACAGGTTTTAAGTCAAGTAATGTTGACGCTTGCGCAAATTGGAATTATTGACCCTGAAAGCGATAGAGGCTGGATTCGTGAATTATTAAAACTTCCTGATATTGAAGAAGGCTCGGTGTTTCCTAAATGGCAACTAGAAAAGCAGAACGACAAAGAGCAAGAAGAGAATTAATAATAAGAACAGCGCGTGTTTGGTCGAGGCTCACAAAAGAAATTAACAAAGAATTAAACGAAGTAGCAGACAGCTGGATTAAAGATTTTTGCGATAAAGAATTTCCTGAAAAATTTACGAAAATATTAAAAAGCAAATTACGAGAAGCCTTAGCTTACGGCTATTGGCTTCAATGGCTGTATCTTTACGACTTGCGCGGGAAAAAATATCGCGGCAAAATTACTTTAGCAGAAGGCGACAGCGTCAAAGAAAACGTTCAAAATTTTATGAGTTCAGGCGAATGGAACGAAGTAATTCCGAAAGACGCTGTAAACTGGATTAACGGCTATATTCCTAAATTATCGGGAAATTTCAGCAGTGATGTCCTTGAAAAAACTCGCGATGTCGTAAAAAATTCGTTGCAGGAAGGCACGACACTTAAAGAACGGGAGAAAGAACTTCAAAAAGTTTTAGATGTTTCAAAAAGCCGAATCGAATCGATAGCGCGGACAGAAGTAACACGGGCGCATAATTTAGGAAGTCTTACGGCAATGAAAGCTAATGAAGATGTTATCGGCGTTGAATTTTCGGCGGTCTTAGATAACAGGACGACTCCTATGTGTTCGGAACGGCACGGTTTGCGAATGAGACTTGATGACCCGCGAATTCCTGAAAATACGCCGCCTTTACACGTTCGTTGCCGCTCGATGTTGCTGGCACTGACGATTTATGATTATCCTGACGGGCTTTTGACCTCGCACGAATTTGACGAAGGAATTTCGCCGGGTGAACAGAGGCCGGAGGATATTGAAGAAGTTCAGAAAATTGTAGAGCCGCATAAAGAGCCGACACAAACAGGAGCTTTTAGCGGTGCATTAAACGATAAGAATGACCCTGATGGCAAAAGAAGAGATGAACACGCAGAACGTTTTTATGAGGCAAAGCGAAATTCTAAACCTGAACCTATTATTAAGAAAATTTCGGAAAACGGTGGTATTCCTTTAAGAGCCGCACAAAAAGTTTTTGAACACGTTTTCATTAATGAATACGATTTATATCAAGGTAAAAGACGTTTCTTTCCGAATTATGATATGTCTCAGTCTTTTCAAAGGCTTTTAGATGGTAAAAATATTCAGCAGCACGATATAACTCTTTTATATCACGAACGTTTAGAATACGAATTTATGAATAAATATCATAAAAACGCTGACGAAGCACACGATTTAACTGATTTATATTATAATTATACTGAAGCACTAGATAGATGGAAAGAAAAAGGAGAAATTACCAGTGGAGTGGATTTATCTCGAAGAAATAACAGACGAAAAAATAACATATAATTATTTTCCTGAAGGTAAGGAAAAATTCGGTATAATTTCACTTATGCGTAAAAGCGGTGAACGTGTCATTGATAAGTTATGTGAAAGCGATAAGTTCAAAACATATGCCTTTCAGGCTTTGAGATGTTTAGAAGAATATCAGAAGAAAAATGAATTTCCTGAAAAAGGCTTAATAATGTGGTATTAATTCCTAAACGATAAAAAATCTCTTTGAAAAATAAAAATTAATCAAAGTCCTGCGAAAAGCGGGGCTTTTTTATATGGGGGTGATTGAAATACCGAAACCGTCAAGTGGAAAAAGAAAAAAGACAGCGATTCAAGTTGCTAAAAATATTGATGAAGCTAATCAAATTGCTAGCAACTATGGATTAGCTAAAAATGTCAATTTTACAGGTCTTGATGTTCAAGCAGCTAATGACTTTATTGAAGGTCTAAAGAAAACTAAAGATGAATTTCCTGATAGCTTTAATCTTAACTTTGTAGGCAGTCTTAAAGAATATAATAAATATTTTAAGGAGAAATGCAGTGCTGCAGGCTATAAAGCCAAACTTTTAAAAATAAATGACGCTACTGCTGCGTATGTAACTTTTGATTTGAATGGCGTGCAATATAAATCCATAGTATTAAGTAATAAAGAATTAAATTCAAAGAATTATCATTTTTCACTTGAAAAAAAGAAATTAGCAGGCAGTTTATATTTATGGCATCCTGTTGGTTGCGGTAATTTTAAAGCCACTGCAGACCACGAAATAGGACACGCAATAGATGGCAAATTTAAAATTTCGGAAAAAAGTCAAGTCATAAAGGATTTATATAAAAAATATTATGAACCAACAAGTTCTAAATTTTCTATAAATCCTAAGATGTCTAATGTTCTATCAGGTTATGCTAATACAAGTATTAAAGAATTTGTTGCAGAGGCTTGGTCGGAATTTAGAAATAATCCTAAGCCTCGTGAAGTTGCAAAACAAGTAGGAAATGAGATAATAAAATATATGAAAGAGGCACGAAAGGAGAGTAAAAAGAAATGATGCCATCGGGAATACCAATGTGTGAATTCTGTAAGCGGAGATTAGAAAATAAACATATGGCTTGTGAGGCTTATCCGAATGGAATACCTGACGCTGTTTAT